CTCCATTGCTAGAGTAGATTTCAGGATATGACTTCTTAACTCCTTCGATAAACTGCAAAAAAAAACCAACATACCACTTACGATGTTCATTGGAGCTTGCTTCATTACCTCAGCTCTATCCTTTGTGCCATCATAGGCAGCAATCTCATAGCTTCCAAATACATCAGTCTTTATCACAGGTCTAAACAACACCGCCATTACCTTGTTCATTGTCTCTAAGCTGTTACCATAGTTGCTGAGGTCTATATACTCTCCTATAGTTATCTCATCTAAGTTAGGCACAAAGCCATATTCAACACCATCTAGTTCAAACCTATCTTGAAATGGGCTCTCAGTCTCTAATGCTTTACTCACTTGAGCAAACATCATATTGAAATCATCCACATTGACATTAGAGATATCTCTGTACTTCATCCCTGTAAAGATTACTAGGAATCTCTTAATAAAAGACATATCATCTAGAGTGTCTCTCTTTGCATTGAGCTTGTCTAGTTGTATACTCTGTTGAAGAGTAATGTCTGCTATAGATTCAGGTAGTGATATTGTCATACTATTATAACGATTAAATTAAAATAATGTCCCTAATGTTTTGTTACTTTGATATGCTCCATCAATAACCTTATCTCCTTGTTGATATCCATATAATAAGATTGTGAATGGCTAGGCATTGACGGCTTCATTAACTCCACATCATTAGTGTGTAGTGTGTTGAATATATCGTGTGCTAGTTCGTGAAAGATTAAGTGCCTTCTTTCCTTTGTAGTTAGCTTACCCCAAAGATTAGGGTTAATTATCACATATACTAAACTATCATTATCCATACCTTTAGCCTGACCTACTAAATTAGTGCGCATTATATCAGCATCAAACACCACAATGAATGATTGCTTCTTGAATTCAATGTTATGGAATTCTAAGGTTGTTAATACCTCTCTCACATAAGGTTGTAACTCCTTACTAATAGAGTAGGTGTATACAGGCTCAACAGGAGCTGTGCAGTTAACTAATAGTAATCCAATCAATAGTGTTGTTAGTGTTCTCATAGTTTATCTTATTTCAATTTTACCTGTACTTCCTAATGCATATAATGCTACGTATCTAAGTGCATCTAAACTGTGGTCAAACATCGTACAGAATAAGTTTGCTCCTTTATCAGTATATACATAATTGTTTAATTCATTAGCTAGGTTGCTACTCTCAGGCTCAATGATAAGCTTATAGTCTTGTAGTAAAGCTACACCTGCCTCTATACTCCCTGCTCCCTTCTTTGCTCCAACTACATTACATCCCATCCTTCTTATCTCATTGATGATACCTGCTGATGCACTATCTCCTATGATGAGGTTTCTACCACATACTGACAAGTTAATCTTAGCTATCTCCGAGTTAGTTAATCCACTCTTAAACAGCTCCTCCTTAACGTATATCACTTTCCTTCTCTTGTCTATCGCTACACCTACCAAAGTAGTAGGGTCTCTGAATCCGTAATCCTGCCCATAGATAATCTGTAATCCATCAGGGTTGAATTCTCCAAACTCCCAATTGGTATAGACACATCCTTCTGCCTTATCAAGCCAACCTCCCATAATAACGTGATTGTACTTCTGAGGATTATCCTCCTTCATATCATCAAAGTATTGTAGTGTTCCCTTAGGCACGAACTCAAGGCAATCGAAGTAAGATGTATGTATATAACACACGTTGTTCTTAACCCCGTTAAAGCCTTCTGTAATACCTCTAGCTTGAAAGTACTTCTTGTATATGAAGTGTTCTTTAGTAGTAGGGTTTAATATAAGCACCTTCACGTTAGGCTCTTCTGAGTGTACTCCATTACCTCTAATAGATAGAGATATCTTATCATAGATAGCCTCATCAATCATCTCCTCTGCCTCATCTAGTATAAGCATACTGAAATCACTCAATCCTTTTAGAGCTGCTGTCTGTTGTCCACTACCACTCTTCAATCCCTTGAATACTATCTTGCCGTTATTAACCTTAGAATCAATCCTGTTCTGTTGTATATCAAAAGAACCCTGTAAGTTCATCATCTCTATCCTATCCTCAACCTCAGCAAAGATAGAATCCTTAAGAGATGCGTTAGTGAATCTAGAGTACATAATCCTATGCCCTTTCTGTAGGACTGCAGTCAATGCGCTCAATGAAGTAGCAAATGTCTTCTGACTAAAACGACCTCCTGTGATAATGTATGTGTCTACACCCTCAGGTCTGTTGAACAAAGGATTGTATTTATCTGAAATGTTTATGCTCATATCTCCTCGTGGTCTATGTCTGTTGCTGAGGTAAAGTTAATTGTAGGAATAGTCACGCTATTACCTTCTGAAGTGATATCAACTGCTATTGTAGGTTTACCTATTGTGTACTCTAAGTAGAGTTTAGTTGCTTGGGCATCTCCCTTGAGTGCGTTTGCTTGAAGCTTCTTGAATACTCCTATGAAGTCTGCCTCTGTAGTCGCTTGAGAGATGAGCTCTCTGTAAGGACTCTTTCTCTTATCTATGCCTAATGCCTTTGTGGAGTTTCCTCCGTTGTTTTTTCTCTTATCCATAATATTCAATATAAATCAACTATTGATTCTATAGTATAATAACGATATATATTAAATATTGTCCCTAAAGTAAAAAGACTACCTTGTTAGGGTAGCCTCTTCATTAATTAATTCTAATACTAACTTACAAGTCAGATACTCTTCAATCCACTCAAAGTACTTTAGAGCACGTTTAAGAGACGTTTGTATGTTTTCCTTATCCAAGTATATATAGTACTCTGTTTCTTCGTCAGAGAGCATTACAATAGGTGTGCATCTTTCAATCTCATCTCCTAATGCAACCATCACTAATCTTCTGAAGAACACATCATACTCTTCCATCATCTCTTTATCAAAGAGCCCCTCCAATAAACAGGAAGGGTCTTCTAGGTATATCTCAGGTATGTTCATTACCTTGGCTCATTAAAGTCTATATCATCGTAAGGAGTCTCATTCTCTTTTTCCTCATCAGGAGCTAATGCCTTAACTATCATCTCTTGATTATGAGCGATATTGGTTACTAAGATATGTAGGTTGATTAATCGATTCTCTAACTCCGCCACCCTCTTCTTTAAGACTTGCTTGTTCAAAGGCTTGCTGTTCTCTGATTTGTTGGTTTCTGTATTCATATTCTTTTAGCTTTTTTAGTGTAGCTCTTTCCATTTTTATGAAAGATGCTAATTGGTTATTAATGAAAAAATCTATTCGCTCTTGAGGTATTCCTTCTAGTAGGTCTTCTATTACTTTTGGCTTATCTAGAGATGCCTTAGTTAGCTCCTGCTGAAGGTTTATGTTTCTTTGGACTAAAGCCTCATTCTTTAATCTAAGAGCCTCTGAGATGTTCTCTGAAGCAGTATCTTCTTTATTGATATGTATATCGATTAACAACTCTTGAAGCTGTGCGTATTGCTTTCTAAATAGCTCATCGTAATTGTGGTACTCTTCAAACTTCTTAAGCCCGTGGATAATTGTTGCGTGGTCTTTACCGTTGCTCTGTCCTATTGCCGTGAGTGTTGCTCCGCTCTTTCTAGCAAAGTGATAGTACATTGCTCGTGCTTGTACATACTCTCTGACTCTAGTTACTTTGTTGGTATCACATCCCGTGATAGTCTCAACCGCTTCTCTGATTATTTTTAGCATCTTACATTGGTGTAAGGTTGAATACTGCGACTAAGCCATCTGAGAGGTCTTTGGTTAAAGACATTGCTCCTGTAGATTGTTCTAAGCTGTAGGCTGTGTCTCCAATCATTATCACTTCAGGAGTTGCTGTATAAGTATTTGATACTTGATATCTATACTCACAGGTTTCTTGATTGTATTCGTTTCTAATGTATTGACCTTCGCTAGTGAATGTCCAAGTATCCCCACATACAATCTCTGTGGTAAATGGCTGACCGTCTCTTAGGTAGTCAATGCTCACTAGTCTGTAGTCATCTGCTATTGAGAAGCTAGCTTCTTGTGTCTCTGTCATTTCTTCTTTAGAACAGCTCATTAATGTTAATACTGCTGTTAATGTAATTAGTACTTTTTTCATAATTTTTAGTTTTAGTTATTAGTTATTGTAAATCTTCTTTAGTTGGTGTCTCAAAGTGTATATCAGCGTCTGCAGGGTAGTCTTGTAAGATTGCCTCACAGGCTTTGTCTTGTGATAGGTCTGAAACCATTGTGTTAATTAAGTATCTGTTGTTATTTACTACTAGTATTGTATACATATTGTTTGTTTTTAAAAGTTAAGGTACTAATTTATAAGTGAAAAAACTCTCGTGTGGTGCAGCAACTTTGCTTCTTAGGTCAGCCGTAACGCCGTCTTTTCTAACGTGAAAAAAGCCGTAAGTTATCTCAATAGGACTACAGCCGAATAGTTTCTGCTCTGCCTCAGTAGACTCTCTTTTATATTCAAGCGCTACAATAGTAACTCCATTGCTTGCTAAATATTTTTGTCCGTTTTTGTAAGTGTCCTGTATTTTCATAATATTGTTTTTGATTATGGTACAAATATACAAACCTTTATTAGTTATTCAGCTATGTTTCTGTAATTTTAACAAAACTTTAACATTTGGCTTGAGTGAAAAAGCCTGCCCAACAACGTAACAAGCTCTCCCTCAACAACTAACATTAACTAACTTATTTTATAATCTTTTAACATTTGTACATCTCCCTTAAGTTCTAGTAGTTTATTAAACATAATTTCTAGTTTCTCAAAAATTAATTGCCTACTCATACCGCTGCTAAG